CAGCTGATTCGGCTGCGGGACCTGGGAGAAGTAAAGATCGGCGGCGAGATATTCCGGCGCGGTCGTGCCAAAATCGGCGGCGACGTCGGCGATGGAGTTGTACTCCCTCATCGCCTCGCCCGTGTCCACGACCCCGGAGTCGCCCATGATCAGCAGATTAAACGGCTGCTGCACCGCCGAGACCGGCGCAAACGACACTTCGACATCGACGACGCGCGATACGCTCAAGCCTTGGTTGGTCGCCATGAGGTTCTCCTCAGAGAAGCGGAAAGCCGATGATGTAGAGATCGACGATGACTGGGGATGGCTCTGGCGTGTTGACGTTGAAATAGAGCGCCCCGGAAAAGCTGTAAGTGTCGGTGTTGTTGTTTTGCTGCTTTGCGATAGAGCCTGAATTGGGTAGCCAGCTATTCATGCTGAAGACGGTGACCCCGGTCCCGTTCGGCCCGGAATTGATCCCGCCATAGCAGGTGCCAGTTCCTACCCCCGAGGGTTTGACGAGATAGGCCCCCGTCAGGACGCAGGCCGTCGTGCCGGGCGGCAGGGTCAGCGGAATTGCGGTGTCGCCGACAACCGACAGATCAACGGCACGGACGAGTCCGACGATGCCGGTGTTGCCTTTGCTGAGGATATAGTCGCTGACCTGCGCCATCGACATGCGCGCTAGCGGGTCGGTCGGGCCGCAACCGCCGGCCTTCTGGCAGACGAGGAACTCGTCGGTGTCCTGCGCCGCCACCGCGTTCGGCAGCGCCGACATCGAGGTGACCGGCGGCGCTAGCGTGTCGCGGGTGTCGCTCATGTTCCGCTCCCCAGGACGCCCCCGGTGCCGGTGAGCAGCATCGCGCCCGCGCTGCCCAGCACCTGCGGCGTCGGCTGCACGACCTGCGGGATAAAGCCGGTGTCGAAGTCGTCGGTGATGGTGCGGGTGCCGTCTCCCGGCGGCTGGGCGATAATCTCGCCCTGCGCCCGGAGCAGCGTTCTGACCGGGTAGTTGTACCTGATCTCGCGGCGCAGGATCAGATTAACGTCAATCCGGTTGATCCAGATATTCTGGATAATTTCCGGGACGCGCGCCAGTTCGGTGGTCTCCACGAGACCGACGGCGTTCGCCCGCAGCACGGCGCGGTTCTGCCAGACGTAGAGACCGCGCCGCAGATAGCTCGCGTACAGCCCGGCGTTTGGCCCGTAGAAGGTACACAGAACCACGCTGATCTCATGTTCCTGGAGGAGGTCGTCGCCCTCTCCAGCGTCCGAGTGACCAATCCACGGGTTCGGATCGACCCTGGTCTCGGTGACGCCGACGGCGACCCAGTCGCTATTGAGGTCCGGCAGATTGGGCGGCTCGTTCTGCCATCGCGGGCGGACCATGGTCGGGTCCATCCCGGTGACCCCGGCGACCAGGGCTTGCAGGAAATCGTCGTACTTGTCGTCGTCAATCGGCTGCGGCGTCGCTTCCGGGCCGAGAAAGCCCGGCGTGGTCGAATCGAGAACAAACGCCATCGGCTAATGCCGGGTCGGCACAAACCGCGAGCGGACACCATGGCCCATGATCGGTGTCTGGCGACGCACGACCGGCGGGTTCGCCGCCAGCCCGAGGATCGCATCCGGCTTGTCGCCCGCCATGAGGTCGGACAATTCCTTGGCGATAGCGGTGTGCATCTCGGCCATGGCGGTAGCCTGTTCGGCGGTCGGGTCCTTCGGCGGCGCGTGATCCTCACCGCCCTCGCGGGTCGGACGCCGCCGGCCATTGCCGGACGTCTCTGCGGGTTTTTGCTCGCCGTACCACTCGGCCATCTTGACGTGGTAATCGACGATCCGCCCCAGTCGGGTGTGTTCCATCTGGTTCATGGGAGCTTCCCTTTCTCGACCACAGAAGTAATCGCCTTGACGAGGTTGCCGGTGTCATAAAGCGGCGTCGTGTCACTGGCCGATTTAGCCTTGCGCCGGTACTTCGATCCCTTCGACCGGCGGCGGCGCGCGGCGATTGTTGCCGGCTTTAATGGCGGTGGAATCCCGGCCCTGATCCGGTTACGGACCCCGTTGACCGCCGCCTGACCGGCAGCCATCAGCGCCTTCTCGACCGCGCCGGGGTCCCACATCAGACCGGTCGCCGCCTCGCCGGCCCGCTCCATCTGCTTCTGCCACGCATCGCGCGACGCGAGGACCCCCGGCACCAGCCAGGGCCGGGGCGGGATATTCCTGATCGGCGAGCCATGCTCATGGATATAGCCGAGCGCGGCATTGCCGATTGTGTCCGGGGCCGGGCGCGGGTCCTTGTCCTCCGGGATACCGACCAGCACGCGGAACTCGGATAGCTTTTGTATATTTTCGGCGAGCTTTGCAGTGTTATCGAGCGTGACGACGATCTTGGCGTCGGCCATCAGGCTTGCGGCGCGTTCGGGACCGCGACCGTGGTGGAACACTGCGCCACCACAATCCCCTGTCCATATTGGCTGTAGTCTTCGACATTCGACACGACGTAGAGCGTCCCCCGATACATGATCTGGTCCGGCTGAAATCCGGGCGACGCGCCTTTGAGGCGATAGGGCGTCACGATAGTAATCGTCTTGCGGTTGGTCTCGTAGTCGGCCTGCCGGACCAGCGCGTTATCGCCGGTTGGATAGATCGTTCCCTGCGCCTGGGCGATCACCTGACTGGTGGACGAGCGGCCAAACTCGGTAATGGTCTCGGGCCGGCTCATTACCTGGAACCAGTCGGCGAACTCCGGGCAGACCGGGACATCGGAGACATCGAGCGTCGCCATTACGAGCTAAATCCCGCGATAGAGGGGAACGGCCAGGGGCCGGACCACGCCCCGACCGGGAGCGTTGCGTTCGCCGCCGGGGACGGCGGATAGGTCGCCGCGCCGATCTGGAGCGGGGTGCCGACACCGAGGAGGCGCGCCATCGACCAGAACTGGCGACCGTAGATAGTCAGGTTATACTGGCCCGCGCCGTCCTCCGAACCAAGCTGGTTATCGTAGGCGACCGAGACCGGCCCGACCGATTTCGACGAGACGAGACCCGAGACGCCGGTCCCGGCATTGCCCGCTGCCAGCCCGTCGGGTCCCATCTTGGTTAGCTCGTGCGCGGCCCAGAGCGCCTGCCCCAGCTGAAATTGCTTGCCCCAGATACAGCACTGGATCGGACAGAGGTTGATCCACGCTTGAATCATCGCGTCGGTGTAAGGCGGGTCCGGGAAGTTAATCCCGAGAAGGGCGCGAAATGTAGTTACAGTGACCGGCGCGCAGGGATCGGCCACCGGCTCGACGATAGTGCATTCGATCCCGGCCTGATCGGTCAGGGTCCGCCCGTCGCTCGTCTGCACGGCGACTTGCAGGATATAGAAACACCCGTCCAGCATGTTCCCGACCAGGGCGTTGGTCTTCAGCGGACTGAAGGTCGGCGGGCTAAGGATACGCGAGGTCGGGTTAAGGTCCTGGACCGGCGAGGTCGGATCGACGATACACATCCACGCCGCCGCCGTGATCGTCCCGGTCCCCGCCAGCTGGGCGGTAAAATCGAAGACGAAGCTATCGCTGGCCGGGGCCGGCGGGATCGGGCCAAACATGTCCATCAGGCGGCTCTCCGTACCGGAGGGACAATAATCTCGCGCTTCGACGCGCCGTTGCCAATAACACGCCCGCTCGCCGCGCCTGGAGGCGCTACAGCCACACGTTCTGGCGGGGCTACCCAGACCACCCTGTCCGGCGCTTCGCTCGTCACACGCCCCGGCGGCGCGTCCGGCACCGTGCCAGGAAGGCCATCGACCCACCCGGCGTCGTGAACCGACCCGCCGAAGACCAGGACGTCGCTCTCGTCGGTCGCCGCCAGGACGCCCGACCACTCGACCCGGCCATCAACTAATGCAGCGTCCGATTTATCGACAGCCCCCAGTACCCCGTTATCGACGACGTTCCCGACCAGGACTGCATCGTCGATAAGATCAGTGGCAAGTAAGGAGCCTTGATTGACGACGGTACCTACAAGCGACGCCGCGTCGTGGAG